TAAGAAGCAGAAACAACAGCAACAGCAGACGGGGCCTAGTAAGGCTTAGCGGAAGAGAATAAAATGGCAGGAAAGTACGATAAGAATATTAAGATTACAGTTGATGACAAAGGCTCTTTAAAACAAAAGACCAAAGACGTCAATAAGCTTAATAACGCAGTCGATAAGAACAACAAGAAATCTGGCAACCTTGATAGAAATATGAAGGGCAATGCTAAGATGTCTTCTAACGCCTCAAAAAACTTTTCTAAGCAAGCCCAAGGAATGCAAGGCGTGCTGGTTCCTGCCTACGCAGAAGTCGCAGCACGTGTATTTGCACTAACTGCTGCATATACTGCGCTTGAGAGTGCTGCAGATTACGGCATATTACAGCAAGGTCAAGCGGCATTTGCTGCTTCGACTGGTAAAAATATGGCACAAATCGCCCGTAGTATTCAAAAAGCTTCGGGGTATATGTTAGACTTCCAGTCAGCCTCCACAAGCACGGCCTTAGCTTCAACAGCAGGTCTTACGACTAAAGCTATCGTGCGAATGACTAAAGGCGCACGTGCCGCTTCCGTTGCTCTTGGTAGAAATATGACAGATTCCATGGATCGTTTGACCCGTGGTATCGTAAAAGCAGAGCCAGAGATTCTAGACGAGTTAGGTGTAATTATCCGCCTTGATAAGGTGTATAAAGATTACGCTGTATCCCTAAATAAGACCACTGCAGAATTAACTGAGATGGAGAAGCTCACCGCACGTAACAACGCTATTATGGGGCAGCTAGAGGGCAAGTTTGGAGATATAGCTGAGAGTATACCTGCGAATGCTTTCGCACAGCTTAGTTCTTCAGTTATGGACTTAGTAAGGTCTGGAGGGGCATTACTGTCTAACGTCTTCACCCCTCTTATCAGCGCATTAGCAGATGCAAAGCTCCTTTTAGTGGGACTAATGCTACTAATAGGAAAAAGTCTAATAGCTAAAGTGTTCCCTTTCTTTGATGGGATGGGGGCAAAACTAGATGCGTTCTCGGCTCGAATGAGTAAATTCAAGACGAAGATGCACGAGCTAAATAAGTCTATAGTTAAAAAGTCTGCAGGTTCCACTTTAATGGCTTTGAGAGACAATGATATAAAAGAAACCTCTAGTATACTAAAGAAGATGGGAGTCGAGGGGGGAACCTTGGGCGGAAAATTCTTCGCTAAAGCGATAGCAAAGGAAGGTAGTGTAGGGGCAGCTTTACTAGGTAAAAATGTAATAGCCAATATTCGTAAGTCTATAACTGCGGGTAGAAAGGATATTATGCAGTTTGGCCCTACGCAGCCTGGAGCTACTGCTACAACCGCGGGAATGGCAGGACAAAGCTTGGCAGATATGAATAGACTGAGTAAAGCTATGGATCAGCTGGTAGGGTCTGTAAAACAGGTAGCGCAAGCTACTAAAGGTACTATGAGTGTAGAGGCAGTGTCTCTATTTGGTAGAGTAGGTAAAGCGGTAGCTAGTGCCGGGGAAAGTGCCGCTACTGCGGGGAAGGGGTTTATTGATGGGGCAAGAGGAGCTAAGCGGCTGAATCTAGAGTTTGGGTCGCTTAAAGTTGCTAAAGGTATTTTTAGAAGCCTAACCCCGGGGATTGCAGCCGTAGCAGAAGGTGCAGGTACCGCTAGCAATGAGCTTAAACTAATGATTGCGTCTATGTCCGGAAGTGAGAAAGCAGGGCACCTATTATCCTCAACTTTACAAGGGCTTTCCAGGGCTTTAGGGGCGGTAGTAGGGTTCATGTCTGCACTAATGATGGTTAAGTGGATTGCAGGCGAGTTTATGGGAATGTCAAAGGCTTTCTCCAAAGCACATGATAGCTTAGATGGGCTAAATAATTCCTTAGACGAGACTCTAGACATCCTTTCTAAAGGGCCTAGAAAAGCGAGGAACTTAGGTAGTGATATTGCGGAGTCGATATCTGGAAAAGAATTTAAAGCAAACCTAGTGGAAGGGATATTTACAGCATTAGACGAAGCTACCGCATCTCTAGACTTGGGTAACTTAGATAACGCTTGGGTAGGGGGATGGTTAGATAGTATATTTGAGGTCTTCGGTGCGGGTATACAGTCTAAATTACAAGCGTCTATATCTAAAGGCTTTATAGGTTTAGCAGGCGGGTCTACAAAAAAAGAATTTAGCCGTATGCTAGAGACTTTGGATATAGAAGGCACTCTAGTGGCACAGTTTGAAAGGTCTAAGCAAGATAATATAGTAGAGAAAAGTCTACTCGCTATGTCTGGAGCTGCGGCAGGAGCTGCTTCTGCAGCAGCAGTTGCATTTGCCCCGGTCACTTTGACAGTACTGGCTATCTCTGGTATAATATTTGGAGCCGTAAATTCTTGGGACGCGCTGACTGCCTCTATGGTGAATAGCAGGAGAGAGGCCCAAGGTGTGGTAGATACACTAACCCAGGTAAACCAAGGGGTACTCTCCCCCGAGCTCGCCCTAGAACAGTTAGAAGATAGATTTGATACGCTAGGTCTAACTCGTGCAGAACTGATACAGACTTATGTAAATCTATCTGAGGCTTCTAAGACCTTCGCAGCGCAGACTAAGAAAGAAGAAACGGCCTTAAAAGGGCTGGGACAAGCTATAGACAACCTACTAAGCGCTCGTAAGAGTTTCTCTAGTAGTATGGTAAAAGGAGGGGACTTAAAAGATTACGCAGTTAGTTTTAAAGCTACTCTAACAGACCTAAACAGTAAGGTTATAGACTTCGCTGGTAAATACCAGTCCTTATTCTCCAGAGGTGTATTAGACAGTACTTCAGTACCGAAGAAGTCCTTAGACAGCTGGGAAGCTATGGAAGACCAAGTAGCTACGATAACGAAAGAGATCGCAAAGACTAAGATGAATGTTAGAGATCTTAGCCCTGAGGGAATACAGAAGAGGGTAAAAGATTTAGAAGAAAGAAGACTAGGTATAAATGCTAAATTGCACAAGGAACAAGGCTCTTTCTACGAGATAGAAGTTAAGACGATACGTAGTATGCTAGCTGCTAAGCAAGAGAATTCTAAGCTGTCCTCCAAGGCCTTAGACAACCTAGCTACCGAAGCATACTTAACCAAATTAATGGGCGGCAACGCTATAAAACAGTACGAACTAGAGCTAACTTTAGCCACGCGTAATGAGGCGTTGGCACTTAAAAAACAGCAGTTAGATAAGTTTGGCACCTCCGCATTGAGAGAGCGTGCCCAAATAGAAGTACAACTTTTAGCTAATGAGAAAGAGAAGTTGCAGACTAGACTTGGGCAAATTGATGTTTCTAAGGCTGAGATGGATAATCTTAAGGCTCAGATAGATAATATAGACCAGAAGATGGCTTTAGCGGGTAGAACTGCAGAAGCTTGGAATAAGCATCTTCACAAAGTAGCAGGTACTACATACTTACTATCCAAAAGATTCAAAGATATGCAAGCTGACGGCGCGTCTGGCTCTGTATTTGAAGGCTTCAAAATGGATGAAGTTAACACAAGCTGGAACGCTTTTAATAACTCATTAAGTGATACCTTTGCGGAGGAGCAAAAGTTACTTAAAATTACTGATGATATTAAGCAAAAGTTCGGAGAACTAACCTCAGAAGGTTTAGTGGAGAACTTTGCTCAGACCTTTAAAAAAGCGTTCCCAGAAGAGAAGTACTTTAAAAACACATTTAAATGGATAAAACTTAGTCAAACAGCTATTGGTAAGAATATTACAAAGCAGACTGCAGTGCTAAACGAAGAGAACGCAAATATACAGCTTGAGAAAGACCACTGGGGCGAAATGGAAGATATGCTAGAGTCTCGTAAGAGGTTAGCAAAGTACGAGCGCGATATGGCGGGCGAAATACATGATGACGCCCGTGCCACTTTACTATTAAAACAGTTAGAAGCTGATATAATGAAAACTCAGTGGGCCCTTACAACCGCTAAATTTGAAGAGTCAATGGCTGCTTTTGCAGATGCTATAAGCACTGTATCAGACTCGTTCCAGAGCGCAGTTAGTACTGCAGTATCGGACAAAATTATGGGTCGCGAGAGTGACACAGACTGGAGAACCACTCTTGCAGAAGGCTTCGCATCAGGAGCAGGAGACCTAGTAGGAAACCTAGTTCAGTCCGCAACTTTTGGTAATAGTGGTCTACTTGCAGGAACAATGGACTTTTTCGGGGCAGATTCTAAGGTAATAGACGCTTTATTCCCTAAGACAGAGGCTGAAAAGCTAGAAGCCACCTTAGGCTCATTACGGCAGGAGGCTATAGCTAGAAGACTAGTACTAGAGAGGATTGCTGCAAATACTAAAGTCACTGCCACTACTAATGCAGATGGCTCCACAAATTTTAAAGCACTTGACGCAGAGTATGACGCAATGAACAAGCGTATGCAGATAGGCAAGTACGCCCCTACTCCTGGTACCCCCCTCGACGCAGATGTAGCAGGTACCTTAGGAGGGGAAGAGACAGGATTCTTTTCCCGTCTGTGGGAAGGGTTTAAGAGTTTCTTTACTAGTACAGAGGAAGGGATCAACCTACGCAACATGGGAGTAAAAGGGATTAGTATAGAGAAACTCGATGAGTTGGCTCAGGTTGGAAAGCTACTAGTAGAAGACTTTAATCAAGTAACTGCTCCTGTAACGGACAAATTAGTAGTAGAGAAACCAGTAGTAGAGACCTCTAGTGCTGCTACAGAAGCACTAACGGTTGTAAAAGACGTAGCTAAGGAGCAGGCTATAGCAGTTGAAGAAACTACTACTACTACAAAAAAACTTTCAAACTCTTTTAATAATTTAACTACTTCTATATCTGAGGCACTAGATACCTTCACTTCTCTCGGAAAGACATTTGGAACTAAAGAAGAAGCAGATGCTTATTTAAACAGTAAAGCACCTTGGTTAAGTGGAACGAGCACTACTGCTCCATTGGTCGTACAAGATAACAGTACAACATCGGGCGAAGTAAAGAATGTAGATTTTGATGATGTTAAGACTGCTACACAACAAGCAGCCGATGCTGCAAACGAAGCAAATGATATATCTAAGTCAGGCAAGTCACACTCTGTGTATGACCACCATGCGGTACCTATATTAGAGCAAATAAGAGACTATTTTAGTAAGTGGGTCACCCCTAAAGACGGCTCTATACCGGGCGCAATTCAAAAGTACGCTAAACTAGACGACAGCCTGTCTTCGGAATATAAAAGTAATTTAGACACCACAGGAATAGCAGATCCTAACTTTGGTAAAGCCAAAGGCGCTTCTATGACTAAGTTTGGTTATGGGGCATTTGATAACACTCCAGAAGGTACGCCTGAGTTACTAGATAAAATAGCAATGATTCCGCAAGTTACATTAGCGGCTATAGGTACTGCAGGGTACCAAATTGCAGACGACGGGTTCACAGAGAAGGCATTTGGGGATTGGTGGGAGCAATTAAAGGCTTACACAGAGACTAGATGGAATAGATCAGAGATCACAGATTCAGATAGTGCGTGGCAAGAAGCTAGCAGACAGACAGGGGATACTTCAGTTGCAGATAAGTTAGCTGAAATGAATCTAAAAGCTGAAGTAACTAATACTAAGTTAGAAACTCTTGTAGCCAATACTACTAAAACTGAACTTGAAAAGAGATCAGAAGAAGCTCAAGCATATGCCAAAGCTAAAGGAGAAGGTAAAGGACTCGCAGTAGTTATTAAGAACCCAGAGGCTATTACTGCAGCCCAAGGGCAGGCAGGAGCAGGAGAAAGCTTATTTGGGGAGACTGAAGGCGGGTACGCTAAAAACGCAAGTACTGCAGCTGCTTTTAAAACTAATGAGGGATCGGAGCAGACAGCAATGCTTGCAGAGCAAGGAATGTGGAACGATAACGAGAATACAACCTTTAGTACTAATACTATGCAGACCGTAGGAGCTGCAACTAATAATACATTACAGACTGGGTTTAAGGATCTCATATACAATGGTAAGTTAAACACTGCTAAACTTGCTATGAGTTTTGTACAGCAAATAGGAAATACTATAATATCTTCAGTGGTATCGGGGGCTACTACAGCTGTTATGAGTGCTAACGGTAACGTGCTTAGAGGAGGCTTCCAAGCCTTTGCAAAAGGGGGAGTAGTAACCAAGCCTACACTTGGACTAGTGGGGGAAGGTAAGGATAATGAAGCAATTGTTCCTTTACCGGATGGTAGAGCTATCCCGGTAGCAATGATTGGAAAAGGGGCTGCTACTGAAAACAATACCGAGAATAACATTAATGTTACAATTAACGTTGCCAGTGACGGTACTACTACTAGTTCTGCTCAAGCAAGTGAGGGGTCTAATGGGCCAGACTTTAACAAGTTAGGGGGAATGATGACTCAAGTTATTCAACAAGAGCTACTTAACCAACAAAGACCAGGAGGACTACTTAGTCCGTATTAATTATGCCAAATTTTAACACAGAAGTAAATAGTAACCCTGATAGAGGGATGAAAACGGAACAAAAGCCTAAGGTACTCACTGTATCTTATGGGGACGGGTATGAGCAAAGAACTGTAGATGGTATAAATAATTTACCCGAACAGTGGAGCTTAGAGTGGAAAAACAGGCCTGTAGCGGAAACTAATAAGATTATAAAATTCTTAGAGGACCAAGGAGGAGTTACATCTTTCGATTGGTACCCAGTAGGGTATAGTATATCTAGTACCACTACTAGTACTGCTACTAAGAAACTTATAGATACTAGTCAATACTTTACTAATCGTTATTTAAATACTACGGTTACCGATAGCGGAGGTACCGGAGGAGTATGTACTGCTAGTTTGTCAGCCGATGCTGTAGCGTCTGTATCGGTATCTACTGGAGGAAGCGGGTACAATAGTACTTCATTGCCTTCAATATCTTTCACAGGAGGAGGGGGTACAGGGGCTTCTGCTACTGCAGTAGTATCTAGTGCAGGGGTAATAACAGCAATAACATTAGTAGCTGGCGGTAGCGGGTATACCTCAGCTCCTACGGTAGTAGTCACTCCTACCCCTACAACCACCACAGTAACGGCCATAGATAGTGCCACCCAACTATCTTTAGCCGCGGATATACTAGCTAGCGGGGAGACATATACTATCTACCCTTATAAAAAGTACACCTGTGCTAAATGGAGTGTTAAAGAGGATATAAGTGGATATAGGACTATTACTGCAACATTCAACAGAGTATTCGAACCATAAAGGAATCCTATGAGTAATAAAATTACAACTGATATAAATAGTTTAACACCTGGTAGTATAGTAGAGCTATTTGAGTTAGATCTATCTGCAGGGTCGGCGCCTTCTACTGTACCTAAGTTTAGATGGTTCAACGGAGGCTATAACGCAGAGTTACAAGAAATAGTATGGCAAGGGAATAAATACTCTGGGCTCCCTATTGAAGCCTCTGGATTCGAGTTTTCCGCACAAGGATCTATACCTCGACCTAATTTAACGGTAGCTAATATTACTTCACTATTATCAGGAGTAATCAATGATTATAACGATTTGGTAGGGTCAAAAGTCACTCGTAAGAAAACGTTCGCTAAATACTTAGATAACTACTGCTACACAGACGGGTACCCTGTGGGAGGGGTATGTACAGGAGAGTCCGGGTCTGACCCAAGCCTTAGTAAGGATGATTGTTTAGATACTAATAAGAACGGATCTGCAGGTACTTGGACGGAGTACACCCAAAGTACTTGTGAAGCGGCTGCAGGACCTGGTATTTGGTACGCTAACGCCATAGCGGATGATACAGCTCACTTTACAGATGAGATATGGTATATAGATAGAAAAGCTGTTGAGACGTTCACTCATATAGAATTTGAGTTAAGCGCAGCATACGATGTTATAGGTATAAAGTTACCCTCTAGAGTTATAGTGTCTAATTCATGCCCTTGGTTGTATAAAGGGGTCGAATGTGGGTACCTAGGCGCAGGGGGCGCCGGAGGAGTATACGGGTGGGACACCAATAATAACCCTGTATCTGATGTATCTAAAGATGTATGTGCAAAAACATTTACAGCGTGTGAGCTTAGGTTCCCTGAGCCTTTAGAAAATCCTTTTGGAGGCTTCCCAGGAGCTGGTAGAAGAATGGGATCAGTACGATGAATGAGGCGACTTTAGAGGGTTTTCGAAAGCACACAGAAATAGAGTTCCCCAAAGAAGCATGTGGTTTTATACTGGGGGTGGGGAAGAAAGAAAGGTACTTTCCAGCAAGTAATATAGCTGAAGAGCCTGAAGAGTACTTCACGATTGATCCTGTAAGTTACGCGGAAGCGGAGGATTCCGGTACTATTTTAGGTATATGCCACTCTCACCCTAATGATGGGTGTAACCCTTCGGAGGGGGATAAGATATCTTGTGAGGCAACAAAACTACCTTGGCATATTTTAAGCTGGCCAGGTAACAAATTATGTAGTTGGGAGCCTTCAGGGTATGAAGCACCAATTATTGGTAGACAGTTCAGTTACGGAATTTTAGATTGCTGTACTTTGCTTAGAGATTACTATAAAAAAGAGCTAAATATAGATTTTCAGTGTTTTAGTGGCCAAGATGGCTGGTGGGACAAAGGGGAGAATAGATATTTAGAAAACTATAAAGAGCAGGGTTTTGTAAAGATACTAGAAGAAAATGATATTAGAAAATATGATATATTTTTAATAAATTTAATCTCACCTGTACCAAACCACGCGGCAGTTTTTATCGAAGGAGATAAAATTTTACACCATGTACATGGTAGACTCTCAAATAAGGAATTATATGGGGGATACTGGAGAAAACATACAACGCACCATCTAAGGCACAAATCACTATGTTAAATAAAGTAACGTTATACGGAGAATTAGCAGATAAATATGGAAAGGAGTGGTCATTAGACGTAACCTCCCCCGCGGAAGCTATCAGAGCACTTAACTCTAATAACCCAGGCTTTAGACAGTTTTTAGGTTCTTCAGAGGAAAGAGGGCTAGGGTATCATATAATAGTAGGTAACGAGCCTATTGAAGATGTAAAGACAGAATTGTCTGGGCCTTTGGGCAGACAAAGTATAAAAATAGTCCCTGTAGTACTAGGGAGTAAGTCCAGCCTGGGGAAAATAATAATAGGTGCAATAATAATTTACTTTGCATGGCCTGTAATTGCTGCAGGGGTTGGAGGTACAGTGGGTAGTGGGGTATTCGCAGAAATGACGGTTAGCACCGCCGGGTATTTTGGAGCTTCTATGGCGATGTCTCTAGGTATGGGGCTAGTAATGGCAGGAGTATCAGAGATGCTAGCGCCTACCCCTCCTGGGCCCCCTAAAGATGCTGAACTCTCAGACAATAAGTCCTTAGGTCCCGTTAATACTTCTATGCAGGGAGTCCCTGTGCCTGTATGTTACGGACAATTATTAATAGGCGGAGCAGTTATTAGCGCCGGTGTAACCCCCGAGGAGTAGAATATGAGCAACGAAATTAATTTTACAAGAGGATCTAAAGGGTGCTTTACTGGGGATACTAATGTATTAACTGCTAAAGGTACTGTACATATTTCAACTCTTAAAGAGGGGGATGAGGTATTAAGTTTTGATGATGTTGGAAAAGTACATATTGCTAAAGTTTTAAAACTTCATGTACACGATGATAACCCTGTAAATAGGTATCATTTTTGGGGAGGAGAGTATATAGATGCTACACCAAACCATTGGGTACTAAACCAGTATAATGCTTTTGTAGAGATAGGGCAACTAGGCTTCGACGATTGTTTAGTGGATGAGAATAATCATTTACGCCCTATAACGGGGATTGATAAACTAGAGAGCTGTACTGTTTATAATCTGACTGTAGAAAACCAACACACATTTATAGCTAATGGTATTAGGGTGCATAATGCAGGATTAGGGGATGGCAATATTTCCGGGTCTAAAGGGGGTAAAGGAGGGGGCCGAGCGCCTATAGAAGCAGATGACTCCCTGTTCTCTACTGCTACAGCAAAAATAGTAGACCTAATATCAGAAGGGGAAATAGTAGGGTTACTAGGAACAGGCGGGTTTAATGGGTCTGTTGGTATAAATACATACGATTCCCATATTTATTTGGATGAGACCCCTTTAATAAATGCAGACGGCACTAGTAACTTTGATAATGTACAGTATGCTACGAGAGTAGGAACTAACTCCCAGACCTATATTCCAGGTTTCCCAGGTACAGTCACCCAGTCAGGCGTGAATTTAGAAGTAAAGAAGCTATCCCCTGGCCCTATCATTAAGACTTTTTCTAGTACCGTAGCAGACGCAGTAACTGTACTACTATTTACACCCTCTCTTATGGACGGTGATAATGAAGAAGGAGATGTAAATGGAACTACGCTAAGTTTTAAAATATGGATAGAAAAAGACAACAACGGGTCGTGGGTAGAGGCAGTAAATGATAGTTTCAGTGGTAAAACCACTACTAGGTATGAAAGAGGATACCGTATAGAAATACCTAGTAGTTGGAAGTCGTCTGGGTTTACTACTATATCTATTAAAGTTGAACGAATAACAGCGGACTCTAGTACAGTTAAAATTAGTAATAAGCTATTCTGGTCTGCGTACTCAATAGTAATAGATAATAAACTAAGGTACCCTAATAGTGCTCTTATAGGGATGACATTCAATGCTGAACAATTTTCCAGTATCCCTAATAGAGGCTATGAAATAAAAGGAGTAAAGGTAAAAGTACCTAGTAATTACACTTCTTATGACCCCGGGCACTGCTCAGCTGCAACTATTAGAAGACAGGATAGGTGTACTGCAGGGGGCTATGACTGGGCGGGTACTAGTGTAGGGGACACTTTATACTCAGGGTCCTGGGACGGTACTTTTACTACTGCTTGGACTTGTAACCCTGCTTGGATCCTATATGATCTATGCAGTGAGGAAAGGTATGGCTTAGGTAAGTGGTTAGATGCTAACAGTATGGATAAGTGGGCTCTATACGAAATAGGTAGGTATTGTGATGCTGTGGACACCTCTGGGAACTTTGTTGGAGTTGATGATGGATGGGGAGGCAAAGAGGCGCGTTTTGCCTGTAATCTATACTTACAAGGACAGCACGAAGCTTTTAAGGTACTAAATGATATAGCCTCTGCATTTAGAGGAATGTTATATTGGCAGAGCGGGCAAGTTACGGGCATTCAGGATTCTCCTAAAGAACCTGTAATGCTTTTTTCGGATTCTAATGTAGAGGGGGGTGCCTTTATATACGAAGGCACTTCTAAGAAAAAACGACACAATGTAGCTTATGTTACTTGGAACAACCCAGAAGATTTTTATCGTCCTAATGTAGAGTATGTGGAGGATACGGTGGGTATAGTAGAGGCGGGTAATCAGATATTCTCTACAGATGTTAAGGCTGTAGGGTGTACTTCTCAGGGGCAAGCTAATAGATTAGGCCGCTGGATCTTATACACAGAGAGATATGAAACAGAGACTGTTGCCTTCACTACAGGAATGGAAGGAGCTGCGATACGCCCAGGAGACTTGATACAAATAGCTGATGGGCATAGAGCAGGAGTTAGGTATGGAGGGCGTATTGGGACAGGGAGTACTACTACTACTATTAAATTAGATGCAGCTACTTCAGTAACAAGTGGGAAATCATATAAGCTATCTGTAATAAATACAGAAGAGGCTTGTGTGTATGGAAATGTTAAGCAGGCGCAGACCACTAAGGCTGATTGTATAAATGCCAACCCAGATAATGAGTGGAAGCCTTATATATGGGTAGAAAGTAGAGATTTACCTACGGTAACTACTACTGAGAGTGTAACCGAATTTGTACTAGTAAGTGCTAATGCCTTCACTAATACGCCTGCAACTGGCCAAATGTGGGTATTAGAAGAGATAGGAACAGTAGAGGCGGCTGATTTCAGAGTTCTTAGCGTTAAAGAGACCGAACCTAATACAGTAGGGGTTAGTGCTCTTAGATACCATGGAGCTAAGTATGGGTACATAGAGGATAACTTAGCCTTCTCTTCAAAGAGTATAAGTAATATACCTGATCCAGGGGACGCTATCCCAGAGCCTACAGGCCTGGAGATTACAGAAGAACTATATGTAGATTCTATGAGGAATATTAAGAATAGAGCCACATTTAGCTGGGAAGCACCTAAAACTCCTGGGACCTCTACTACTTACCCTTATGTAGCCTCTTATTATGTAGAGTGGAGAAGAAAGGCCCCTGCTCTTACAAATTGGACCTCTATGGGGGAAACCTCTGCGCAAAGTATCACTATTGATGATGCACCTGCAGGAACTTTAGAATTTAGAGTTAAAACAAGGAGAATTTTCTAATGTTATACTCACCCTACGCATCTTTAGAGCAGGAAATTTATGGTAAGTTAGTGCCGCCGAATGACGTTACTGGGCTTCAGATGGTTGCTCAAGGAGATAGGGCTTACTTGTCTTGGACTAAAGTGGCTGACTTAGACGTATCTACAGGAGGGTATTACTGGTTAAGATATACTAGTAAAACAAGTGGGGTAACTTGGTCTGATGCTACAGATATTACTAAAAGTATACCAGGGGCTACTGATACCTATTTTGCACCTCTTATGTCTGGCACCTACTTATTAAAAGCTTTAGACTCTTCTGGAAATGAGTCTACCAATTCGGTTCAAATCAGATCCAATGTAGCAGATATCTTGGACCTAAATGCGGTGTACACGTCTACACAGCATCCAACCTTTGGTAGTAGTACAGCGGATAAAGGTATAAATGATAGTAATACTACAGGTATATTATACGATAGTGTTAATAATGTAATACAGCTAAGTGCCTCTAGTATAGGCAGCGGCACCCATGATGCCTACTACGTGACAGGTACTCATGAAGATGACGTTATATCTTCAGGTACCCACGACGAGAACATAGCTTCTGGAACTCACGACAGTTTTGGAACAGGAACACACGATGACGTTAGATCCACAGGCACGCATAACGCTATACTGAACGCAGGCAGTACCGAATTAGAGAACAATAATTTTTTAGATACTTCACTAGGTAACTGGGATAGTAGAAGTGGTAGTTTTGATGATATACTACATACTACTAATAAATTAGACGATGACAACGCATCCTTTGATGCGAGTTGGTTAAATAACATTATACGAAATACTACAGATAATACTACTGCAACTGTTACCTCCGTAGATAGCAGTACCGTACTAACCCTTAGTTCCGATCTGTTTGACAGTATAAGTGGGGATGCATATAGGTTAGAAACTAAAGCGGACCAGGTAAGGGATACATCTGCTAGTTTTACTGCTGCAGATGTAGGTAGAACAATACGTAACAATACAGATGGAGGAACTGCTACTATATCTACCGTAGACAGTAGCAACTTGATTACGATATCCTCAGCCCTTTTCCAGAATGATCATGGGGATACATGGGAGATAGAAGCAGGTCCTAATGTATTGAGGGACACCGGCGCAAGCTTTACTTCTGCGCTAGTAGGTAGAACGGTACGAAACACTAATGACTCCACTACTGCAACTGTATCCAGCTTTACTAGTTCTACTGAACTAGTGCTATCTTCAGGTATTTTTGATAATAAAAATACTCACTCCTACGATATAGAGGCAGGAAGCTCCAATTTATATGATAGTACAGGAAGCTTCACTTCTAGCATGGTAGGTAACATAGTAAAAAATACTACTAGGAGCACTCAGGCTACAGTTAGTTCCTACACTAGTGCTAACGAGGTTGTATTATCTTCTGGTATTTTTGATAATAAAGAAGGGGATAGCTACACTATAAATAATGAATTAAGCAGGCTAAGGGACACAGGAGCTTCGTTTACTTCAGCTCTAGTTGGAAGAACTGTGCGAAATACTAATGACGCCACTACCGCAACTGTTAGTGCATTTGTAGACGTAAATAATATTACTCTAAGCTCGGGGATATTTGACGATAAAGACGGGCATACGTATGAAATGGAGCCAGGGTATGATAGATTATACGACCCCTCAGCTTCCTTTACTGATGAATTAATAGGTAAAGTAGTTCATAATACCACAGATAATACTACTGCCACCGTTAGTTCTAGGGTTGATGGCACAGAACTAGTATTATCTTCGGGTATTTTTGACAATCAAGACGGAGAGGGGTATAAAGTAGAAGTACCGAATAGTGTGCTTAGAGACACAGGAGGCTCTTTTGATTCCTCAGTTCTATATAAGATAATAAGAAATACTGTTACAGGAGTGACAGCTAATATCGTATCCGTAGATGATAGTAATAACTTAACTTTGGGTGCAAATATCTTTGGGCAAACTGACGGCACTAACTATATTATAGACGGGGACTTGGCCTCTGTAGGGTACTATTATTTTGATGACCAGTCTATAGACTTAGGGCAGGTGTATACTAGCAGATTAACAGCTAATTTTGCTAGTACCTCTTTTACTACCCAGGACTTATTTGACTTTGAGTCCGGCAATTTTGACGCTAGATCGGGTCTTTTTGATGGTACGGACATTTCAGATACTAATTCTATACTACAAGTACGTAGTACCGCAGACGACCCTTCTGGCACCCCTACTTGGGGTAACTGGACCAATTTTTTCATAGGAGACTATGTAGCTAGAGGGTTTGAGTTTAGAGTTAAACTGTCAAGTAGTAACCCTACCCATAACGTGAAGGTTTCTAGTTTAAGTACTACTATAGATATGCCTGATACTATTAAGAGACAAGCAGGAATCCAAAGTGATTCAGGCACTAATAACGGTACTAAAGTGGTTACCTATACGGTACCGTTTAAGACCGCCCCTACAGTAGGGATAACTATGATGAATGCTAATAATAAGATTTATCACAATATAACCAGTAGTACTGCTTTAGGCTTTACTATTACTTTTTATGACAACAACACTAGCCAAGCGTCCCAACAAACGTTTAACTGGCTAAGCTCAGGATATTAAATTATGGCAACACACGATTACAACATTTCAAACCAAGCATTTCCAGCAACTAGAGCTGATATTAATGATGCATTAGCAGCTATTAAAAGCTCTAACAGTGGAGCAGCGGCACCTACTACTTCTTTAGTAGCTGGGCAACTTTTTTATGATACTTCTAATAGTAAATTGCAGCTGTACAATGGTAGCTCTTTTGTAGACGTATCTATAGGGGGAGGGTCTGTAGGGCTGGATAGTACAGATTATATTTCTTGGACTAATAATACTAGAACTGAC